GCGTTCTTACAAGAGGCTCTGGAAGCTGAGGGGAAGAAGTTCCCCAAGGACGTATCCCCGGCACGGGACGGCTCGTACCCACGCAAGAACATTCTCCCAGAGGATGTGTGGGAGCGCCCCATCAAGGAATATCGCGTTGCCCGTAACAATGGCGACTCGCACCAGGAAGCCATGCTCAAGACTCTAGCTCGCGTTCGTCAGCTGGCAGACGCGGATGTTCGTATGGCGAACCGTGAGCGCGCCGCGCGGGTATACGAAGCAGCCGCGCCGCAGGGGGTTATCGGGTACCGCCGCATCATCCACCCCGAGCTGTCTAAGACGGGCACCTGTGGTCTGTGCCTGGTAGCAGCTGACCGTCTGTACTCAACGAACCAGCTGTACCCACTGCACGATAACTGCAAGTGCGAGACTCTACCCGTCACGAACACGTCAGACCCCGGCCTGAAGCTGAACCGAGAAGACCTGGATTATATCTACCAGGTTGCGGGCGGGAATACCGCCAGCAAGCTATCGAACACGCGCATTGCAGAGTATGTCTCAGGGGAACGTGGGCCTACCCTGGCAAGGCGAGTACAGAAGTCTAAGAGCGGACTTACCCCAAAGGACGAGAAGTACGCGCTCTCAGGGGAAGATGCGGACCGCGCGTCGTATGTGCACACCCCCAGAGAAGAGGCTATCGACGCACGGGACGAACTGGCCGCCCTGCGTCGTAAGCGCGCTAAGCCCAGGCGCACTCGAACATCTGTTCTAGAAGACCGTATCGCGTATTGGGAACGCCAGGCGAAAGCGTATGCCTCATGATTCGGCTGATTACAGGACCCCCGGCCAGCGGCAAGAGTACATATGTTCGAGACAACGCTAAGCCGGGGGATGCTATTATAGACTTGGATTTACTTGATGGAGACTCTGTTCTTCGGGCGGCTCTGGAAGAGAGCCTGCACCTGCAAGGGTCCCAGAAAGACGTGTGGGTTACCCGCACGCTACCAGACCCCGCAGACCGAAAGGGTTTTGCGGAATATATAAAGGCTGATTCGGTCATCACGCTTGACGGGGCTTCGGAAGAAGAGCTTCATGCGCGACTGGAAGGCTCACCAGATGCAGAATCCCGGCGTGAAGGAATACGCAGGTGGTTCTCGCTAAACCCCCGGAATGGGGATGAAAGGAATACAGATATGCCGCAGGAGATTTTGTCTGCGAACGTTGTCGCTGAGGAAGCCCCGGAGGGCGAGACCCTGAACGCCGAAAAGGTTACACAGGAGAATGCCGCAGGGGATGCTTCTCAAGCCCAGGCCAGTGTAGAAGACCTGCAAGCCCAGATTGAAAATCTGAATAAACAGGTTGAGAGCTGGAAGGCTCACTCTCGTGAATGGGAGTCCCGAGCTAAGAAGAGCCGCAAGTCGGAAGACGCAGATGATTCTGTAGTCGCCCGCCTAGAGGCGTTGCAGAATGAGTTCAGCGATTACAAGACGAAAGCGTCTACTAAGATTGCTGAGTCGAAGATTCAAGCCGGGCTGAGTGCGAACGGGCTATCGAATTTGCAGAGCGCATTCGATAGTTTGGGTGCCGCCTCGTTCTTGGATTCGGAAGGGAACTTCGACCAGGCTAAGTTTGACGGTATACTCGCTACACTGACTGAGCAGATGAAACCTAAGGCATCTAGCATTCCATCACTAAACGGCGCGCCTGATACAGGTAACGCGTCTAACAACAGCTTCGCCTCCGGTGCCGCCGCTGTGCGAGCTAAGTTCAACAAGAAATAGAGAGGTTACAAGTGCCTAATCTGCATAGCACTACCATTAACCGCAACCTCCCGGCTTGGTTGTCTGGTGAGACCGCTTCGATTGAGGCTCAGTCTCTCACCATCAGCGCCGAAGACTTTGCGGAAGTTATCAAGAAATACAACGGTGTACCTTCCGGCTACCCCGTGACTATCGAAGCCAACAAGGTAAAGCCCGCCACAGCTGACCCCGCAGGATTCCTGCTGTTCGACCATGCCAACACCACCGGCACTGAGCAGGTAGCCGTCGTTGTCAAGGGAATTATCATTCATAAGCGTCTGCCTAAGCTCGCCTCTGGCTCTGCCCTGGAGAAGCCCGCAGATAGCAAGCACTTTATCTTCATGGAGGGCGCTAACTAATGTCTACTTATGATTTGGACCAGATTACTACCCCGGAGTACCTGACCGGCTTCGCGGAAGAGTACTACAAGAACATCCAGGCACAGGAGATTGCCGCCAACTCCCTGCTTTCGTTCTTCCCAGAGCGCTACGTTGAGGGCATCGACCTGAACACCAAGGACCTCAAGGTTACCCGCCCCGTCATGGCGTTCAACCGCGCCTGGGATGCTGAGCCTAGCCGTGGTACTCAGCCCCCCGTCAAGATTGTTCGTTTTGAGAACATCCCCTTGACTCAGAAATACACCATAGGCGAAAAGGACCAGCTTCGCGCTCGCATCCAGTCCAACGACATTATCCGCAAGTCCATTGAGGATAAGGTCATGCAGGGCGTAGAGTCGATTGCTGACCGTCTTGAGTACCAGCGTGGGCAGGCCCTCAATAAGGCTAAGTTCTTGGTTGAGACCGAAGCTGGCGGCGTGACTGAGGATGTATGGGGCCGCTCTGCAGAGGCAGACGTGACCGTGGCGGCTAAGTTTGATACCGCAGGTACCAACATCCTGAATGAGCTGGTGAAGCTGCGCCAGGCTTACAAGAAGCTCAACGGCTTCTATCCCGGCGCGATGGTGATGTCTACCCGCGTGTTCCTGGCTATCCAGACCAACACTCAGTTCGCTACTAAGGTTGGCGACGGTTACCGTCCTGCAACCCGTGAGGAAATAAACGGCATCCTGGCCGGTCAGCTTCTCCCGCAGATTACTCTGTATGACCGCCAGGTGAACACCTACGACGGCCCTGTGAATGTTCTGGATGACGACAGCATCTTCCTGCTTCCGCCGTCTGACAACCGTATCCTCGGCGAGACCGTGTTCTCTCGAACCGTGACCGCTGTGAACCTCGGCTGGACCGGCGTGAACGGTCAGGGTATCGTGGCTAATATCGTTCAGCGTCCTAACGTTGCGTCCCTGCGTGACATTGTTGTGGATTCTGTGGCGATGCCCGCCCTGTACAGCCCCGATGCCGCTTTCAAGGCTAAGGTTCTGTAAATAATCTAACTACCTGAATGAGAGACGAACATGGTAACTAAGGCACATACATACATCCACAACGAATACGGAGAGCTCGTATTCCTACCGGAAGGGAGTGAGCTTAGCGACCACGTTCTCTCCCAGGTTACTAACCCTGATATTACCGGGCTTCACTTCGAGGAACCCGCTGAGGAACCCGCTGAGGAACCCGCTGAGGAACCCGCTGAGGAACCTAAGAAAGCCCCGGCACGCAAGAGCACCCGCTCTCGCGCCAATAGCAAGTAAGGAATATACCCCGTGAGCATGGAAATCACTGTTGAAGATGTGTACACCGCACTAGACGGTGATGTCGTAGACCGCTCTGAGAAATTCATTGCGTCTAAGATTGAGGAAGCCCTCGCCATGCTCGCGGGGTATTGTCCTCGTCTTGCCAGCATCATTTCTGGCAAGGAAGAACCGGACAAGCTCACAGCGGTTCGTATCCGCGCTGTAGTCGTGGCAGCCGTCATGCGAGTCGCAAAGGATGACCGCTCGGGGTACATCGCCGAGAAAGAGTCTGCATACGAGATTCAGATTGACCGCGTAGCGCAGTCCCCGAACATCTGGTTCACCGATAAGGAACTGGAGGGTCTTGGGTGCAAGACCCGAGAGTCTTTCATAGGGTCGGTCAAGATGTCTACAGACCCTATGTTTACGGCTTCCCCCATGCCAGGGTGGGATAAGGGGTGGTACTGCGGATGACGTTAGTATCCAACCCACGCCACGTCGTGGAGATTTACCCGGCGCGTAGTGTACTCAAGCCAGACGGTATGTACGCAGTGGAGTACATGCAGAAACCCCTGGTAGTGCGCTGCAACTTCCAGCCTATCGCGTCTGATAACCTCTCCAGAACTTCATCGGTGCGAGAAGAGTACTACGGTACGAAACTCTCTACGACCGGAGCGCTAACATCTCCCCCCGGCACGTTCGATAAGCTACGGGAGTCACTGCCTCAAGAGTACCAAGAAGAGTTCCCCGTGAACTCGGTCGTGGTATATACCCCCGGCAAGTACACCCGGCAGGCGGGGCTAAAGCCACAGCCAACGTCCTCGAAGCCGTACTACTACACCATCAACGCCCGTGAGGTTGTCTTCCGCATGGGAGTTCGAACGCAACACGATAAGGTTGCGATAACCAGGGGCAACGATAGGGAGTTATCGGGGGTACCTCTTGGGTGACGGAATTGAGCTGTACCGAACTAACTCGAAGCGCGCCGCGTCGTTGGTATCCACCAGGACACGCGCGCTTGACCGTGTTGCGGAGGCTATCAAGAACGACGCGAAAGCCGCTGCAGAACCATACCGAAAATCTACTTCCGATTCTTATGTAGACCATTTCGGTGTGCGTCGGTCCCTCTACAAGGGACCTCAGCAGTACCCGAATATCCCGGTATGGGATAGGGTTGTCTACAACGATGACCCCGCCGCGCACATCATTGAGCTTGGTATAGCGACAAACGAGATTCAGTTCTCGAACGGGCGTAGCCAGAAGGTTACACGCTTCCAGCGGGGGCACTTCTTCTTGGTTGGGGCAGCGGCTAAGGCAGTATCTCTGCACGCCCTGTCACGTCCTATGCCAGCGCTAAAGAAGACCAACTGGAACGCGGTTCGTGCGAACGCAGAGATTGACCGCTCAGGTTCACGCGGAACCCGTCATGGAGGTTACTAATGGAAACCGCATTGAGTTTGACTGAAACCATGCAGAGCCTATTGTCGGAGTTCGCGCCAGGGCATGTGATTCAGAACGTGCCGCCGAGCAAACTCCCGTCATGGTGGATTCAGCACCACGTCATGTGGGCTACGTACACTCCAGTGAACGCCGAGGGTACGCTGTGGAAGTTGATGATGAACATCCGCCTACGTGTGTACTCTACCCGAACGGGTAAGCTAGCGAACGTCTCTGCCGATAGCCTAGCCATGCGGGCGCATTCTTATATCCAGAAGTGTGCCGAAGTAGGCAAGGAAGTATCTGGCGTGGTGCTGAAAGGGTATACTCTAACTCAGACACCCAATACAGAATTTTCGGTTGCCGCCGTCACGACGGTATCCGGGGAGCAGTCAGACAGCACCCTAACATTGACTGCATTCGCGTCACGGGACACCCTGTTTGGCGCACCTAATATGGAAGAGCCTTCCAAGGCATTGCAAGAACTAGGAGTTCTCTAATATGGCTAAGCCTATTGAATATAACCCGAGTGAAGTCCTTGTTGCGGACTTTGTTACGGTGCTGGCCCCTAAGACGGGTACCTTCGCACCTCCTCCGAAGGGTGCGGTTGGCAAGTTCAAGGCCGACGACAGCACTACTTACCCTGACGGCTGGGCACCTATCGGTCTGACCTCTGCGGAGACCCTGCCCACCTTCTCGTCTGATGGCGGCGACGCTACCGTTATCGACACCGCTGAGGTTGCTGCAGTACGTAACATCCGCGGTAACATCACCACCAAGTTCGAGTTCACTCTGCACACCTTCAACAAGCGTGTTCTCCAGCTGACTCAGGGCGGTAACGACCCGGCAACCCTGGAAGAGACCGAAGCAGAGCTTATCCAGTGGTCCGGCGGCAAGCCGCGTACCGTGAACACTTCGCTGTTGTTCATCCGCGCGGATTCTGAGATGACCGTGTTCGACTACATGCCGAACGCTCAGCTCTCGGCCAATGGTCGTGGTGAGACCTCGAAGGGCGCTCTTGTGCCTATCCCCGTCACGGCAACTGTGCTTGCACCTACTGCGGAGCAGGTAACGGCTGGTGCGAAGGATGCTATCGCTACTATCGTTCCGAAGAAGGCCGCCGCAGCTCCCGCTGCAGGAGGACAGCCCGCAGCTGGTGGCCGTGTTGACGGCTAAAGCTAGTACATAGCGCACATGCTATACTGTGCCTGTGGCTCATTATGAGTCACAGGCACTTTTGTTTTAGTGAGAGGAAATGCTTTGGGCAACCAGTCCGAATACACCAACAAAACCCCCGGCTTGGTATTTGGCGCAGATGGACGTGCTATCCCGGTCGCGGCGGAGTTCGCGCCAGAAGCAGACCGCTACAACGCGGCACTCGACCGTCTCCAGCAGGTGGATACTCCCGCTGCAGCAGCGCCCGCAGCGCAAGTACAGGCACAGGTGACCGAGTCTGTAGCAGATAACAAGCCCGAACCTGGGGGGCTGGAAGACTTACCAGACCCGCGTACTAGCCCGTTGTACCGTCTTGTTACCCCGCTTGAGACTTTGCGCGGTACCGTCGCGCTACAGCTTCTTTCTGAAACTATGTCAATCTGGAAGATTGTAGACAAGGAAGACAAGGAAGAGAACCCCGGTGTGGACTTGGCGGGAACCCGCGCTATCCTGCAAATCTTTGAAGATACCGTTGTCCCCGAAGAGAACCTTGCAGAGTGGCGCTCACACGATACCTTGGCCGGTATCGGCGACATGAGTAACTTCGTCAT